ATCTTGTTGTGCTCTTGCATTTGTTAATGCAGCTAACATAGGATTAGATTGTGCTAAACCAGCAGAACCCGGAGTATATCCAGTAGTTGTTCCACCTGTAGCTAAACCAATACGACCTGTTTGGAATTCTTTATTCAATGCTGCAGCTGTTTCACGCTCACGACCCGGTGCAAGTAATCCTTGTTGTTCGGATACATATCGACTAGCAATATCCTGAGGACTAGCACCTAAGTAGCTTTGACCTAGATTACGTAATCGCTCTACATCAGTCAATGATTGACCAGTAGCAGTGGTTAAGTAATTCTGTAAAGCAGTTAACTCAGGAGATAAACCGTATTGAGCACCACTGATCTTACCTGACGGATCGTACTGAAACGCAGATGTACCAAATCGTGTGGTCATTCCTACTGGTTTAAAGAGTGCTAACTGAGCAGCTTCTCTAGCTGCAGCAGCCTGCGTATTAGCAGCCTGTTGAGCAGCCTCAGCAGTTTTATCAGCACCTGTGAATACGTTTAGAACGTCACTAACTATGCCACCCATTATTTACCCCACTTATAAATATATGCTTTTTTGTTTTCTTTAGTCATGATTTCTTGTTCCTTAAACCATCCTGTTTTCTCACCAAACTTTGCTAACTTAGTATTGTCTTCATCTACTAGTGCTACGATTGGAACACCTACTAAATAATGTAATAGATTTAAATCTTCTGTAAACTTGAGTTTAACTTTAGGACTCCACTTCTTTACATCTGTATGAAACCATAACAAGTTGTCAAACAATTCAAGATACATAATGTAGTCTTCCCTGACTACGACAGGAACTTTAGAAAGTACCACCATCCAATGTACTCAACACAAAAGTTCCACCTGCAGTTAATGTTCCTGATACTGTTAAGTTTACAGCAGTAGCTGTGCCAGTGAAAGCAGGAGCAGCTAAGTCAGCCTTCGTAGCAATAGCTGTAGCGATGTTCGTATATTCTGTATCATGCTCAGAACCACGTACAATCTTTGATGGGTTACCTGTTGGTAAACTATCCTTAGCTGTAAAGTTAGTTGTTTTAATATAGTTAGACATCTTAAGCTATCCTTCCCGGTTTTACATACACGTCTAGTTTTTGTACTGATAATGGATTATTGTTAATCTCGCTCTCTAATCCTACTTGTAATACTCTACCTGATCCTGAAGCACTTAGATTAACTAGTGATATAATAATACCACCTGAATAAGTAGCTATTCCGTATTCATCAATACCATATTCAGATACTGATCTTGAATCTAATTCTGTTTGTGATGAATAATAACTACCAGTATAATCAAAGTCCCACTTGAATGTGATATCTTGACCTGCTCCACCAATCAAATAGAAGTCCATCTTCTTTAACATCTTGATCTGAGTAGGTGTCTGATAGTCAAAGTAGTTAGTATAATAAGACATGAAATAGTTAACACCGTTGTCTTGGTGTGTATTATACTTACCTACATAACCCGGTAAACCTAAGTAAACTTCTTGACTGATTGTTAGTGCAAAAGCAGTTGGAGCTAGTGACCAAGTAGTTGCTCTTAATGCACCATCAGGTAAAGCTACTCGTGTATCAAAACAATATACAGTCGATGATGTTGGTAATGATAATAAATAGAACGCATCTAATGGAGAATAGATAGACTTGATATTCTTTCTAGTCTCTAATGATACATCAGTCAATAAATCATCACGTACATTTTTAGAGATATCTTTTAATGGTGCTGATTTCTCTTGGATAGTTCTTGCTACAGATCTAACACCTGACTCAGACAAGAATACAATATCTGATCCAGTTGCTTGAATAGAATCTCTAGCGATACAGCCAATACCGTTTACAGTATCAGCCAATGTTAATGCTGTAGGATCGTTAGCTTGTGAATATAATACGATATGACGTTCACAGAAGATAACTAAGAATCCGTTATGTGCTGCTAATCCAATGATAGGGTCACCATCACCTACAACTTCAGAGATATTTAAACGACCTGCTGTACCTGTTCTGTAGTTAGTAGCATCTACTAAGTCAGAGAAGTAAACAGTCTGTCTATCACCTGCAATATCAGCTAACCATGTACGACCATAAGCAGCTAGTGCACAGTTAGGGGTGAATGTTGTAGTAGTATACGTCTCAGGTAATTGACCTAAGTCACCTAGTCTCTGAAAACCATAAGAACTTGTTAAGTAGTTAAGGATCAGTACTGGGTGACCTGCTTGTACCACTGTAGCATAAGCTTTTGATTCACCTTCTTGCTGAATGTTAGCTACTTGCCAGTGATCATCAGTAATAGTATAAGATACGTTAGCATTATCTGCTGCATTGCGTACATTCTTAGCTACTAATGCACCTGATTCTTCAATGAATAATTTATTATTACCTGCTGCCATCAATACTACTGTATTATCAGGAGCACGACATTGATGAATAGTTTTTACAGCGGCTGTTGATAAGTCTACATTACTAGGATGAACTGTTGACCATCCTTTTCTAGCACCGATACGACCAAACTTATCGATAACGCAATTGTTAGCAACTAAAGCAAAGCCGGACTCTAGGGTAACACTACTATCTTGTGTGTTTAATCCTTGGAATCCCGGTGCTGCAATCGTTGCTGCTTGTAATGGTTTACTCAATTAGCCACCCACTGCATTTCTTCAGGTCTTCTGCTTGATTCAATTGCAATATAGTCACTCATAATGTTCTTAGCTAACTGATAGGCTTCTGATGAAGGTAAACCACCGTCTTCTCCACGCTCTACCAATGCTCTAGCATAGGCAAACTGTTCAACAATCTCAGCAGGAACACTGATAACAGTGCTATCTGAAGTCAAATCAGGCTGAGGTAATGCTACGTTAAAGCGTAGTGTATATGCACCGTCAGGCTTTGGATAGACATCTACTAATGTATCACCGTTAGCGTCTGTGCCATTGAATGAGATATAACGTGGTGAACCTGATTCAGGAGTACCAGTAAAGAAATACCTATTCATTGAAATAGAATCAATGATCTGTAATTGCACATCTTCAGTATCGTTATAAGCATCAATCAAACGGAATCGTACACCTGATCCTGTAAGAACATAACTAAAGATATTAGCTGAAGTAACAGCAGTTAATGTATCAGATAATGCATTCCAGTTATATGAAGCTTCTACCTGATTCTTAGCATCATTAACAAACTTGCCAATAAGCTTAGAATAGTCGGTTTGATTCACCGTGGAAACAGTCTGCTCCCTCAGTCTCTGTAGTACCCCATTAACGGTTTGTAAGTATGTAGCCATAATACCCTATATTATAACATAAATTGATTAAAATGTCAAGCTTTATTTACCACTTTGTTTTATCAGCCCAATAGGCAGCTGACATCTTACCCTTAGCTATGTTCTTAGCATGCCTAGCTTCAAAGCTTTTCTTCCTAGCTTTCTCACTGGCAGTCGTGGGATTAGCTCCTGCACCTTTAACACCTTGTTGACCGAATCTAATAGTCTTAACTTTATCACCTTCTTTAGCCACAACTACGTGTGACTTAGTAGGATGGCTTGGTGTTTTCTTAGGCTTATTATAACCTGCTACACCGGCACGTTCTAGTCTAGAGTCTTTCTTCATTTCTTTTTCTTAGCTGTCTTAGCAGCATCCTTAAAGTCTTTAGCTGATGGAGCACCTTTGCTACCTACCTTACGCATCTTCTCGCCTGATCCTGTAGCGATACGCTTGCGTTTAGCATTGATATTAGCGTATAGTCCTTGTTTCATTTCTTAGCCTTGTTCTTAGCAGTACGACCGCCACGCTTAGGAAGAGATTTACCTGCTGTAGATAAAGCAATTGCTACTGCCTGTTTCTGAGGTCTGCCTTCTTTAACCATCATACGGATGTTAGAAGATACTGTCTTATCTGACTTACCTTTTTTCAATGGCATATTAAACCCTTTCAAGTACAAAAGTACAGATTGCATAGAATGTTGAAGAAGCTTCCGGTGTAATAGAGATCGTATCTCCTGCTTCTAATACTACATAAGCACCACCATCAAACTTAAAGTAATCTTTAGAAGCTAAACTATAAGAATCAAAGATATTAATTGTTGTGTTTTCACTGGCATCATACCAAGAGACAGTAATAGATTTAGTATTACCACCACCATTATGTAGGTATAATAGATTCCATTGAACCTGATAACCTGCAGGAACGGTATAAACTAAATTAGAAGAACCTGCTGTGAGGTTTTTACCTACTGATAAACGTTTCACTTAAATGTCCAATGTGAAGTAATGAATGTTACTAAGCCACCTACAATAGAAGCGATCGTCATGCCCATCCAAAAACCACCCTTAGATTTGTTAGCTAGTTCAAGTAATTCTTCCATACCTGATTCTAACTTATCGATCTTTTTTTCCATTCCTTCTACTTGAGCTACAAGTTTACCGTATTTGTATGGATCGATCTGACCTTCGTTCATCTATCACTCCTGTGGGAAAGATAAATCTAAACCAGCTAACTGCTCTACAGTTGTAACAGCAGAGATACTAGCTTCTAATTCATCAGCCTTAGATACTACAGAAGCTCTGTAAGCTACTACTTCAGCAGGAATCGCTACATCTCTTTCAACTTTGCGAGTAACCATCCAATCAGTCTGAGCTAGGATAGAGCCAGCAGTCTGTTTAACTTGAGCAATGAACTGTGACTTCAAGCCTTTAGTAACTACTTGCTTGTCTGTATCTTCCATAGCTTCAGTTACAGGATTGTATGTCTGAACCATCAATGGAGAGCCATCTTCTTTAGTTTCTAGTCTATCTTCCAAAGCCTTTGGATTAGCAATATTGCCATCCCAATAGAATCTGTCATCAGCACGAACTAGGTCAGCTTCCTCTGTGATACCGATAGCAGCTTTTTCTTCCGCACTAGCTAGTCTTAGCCAGTTAGCTGGGTATTGAATACCATCATTTGTGAAAGCAGTATCTACTGCTAAAGGGTTTCCGTTTAATAAGAACATTTCTATTTCTCCTGTAAATTCTTAACGAGCC